TAATCTTTGCCGTCTTTTTGGTAGTCCCAGTACCGGTCTTGCGCCCCGGTGGTGTTAGCCCACATTTGGTAAAGTTTGTCGAAAAACTCACGCTCATCCATTGTCAAACCCTTTCGTTCCGTTAATTCGATGATTCCGCTGGCAGCGGAACAAGCTAATAATCCGAACCGTAAAGCGAGCCCCAGGAACGGCCACCAACCTCCGCATCAGTACCGATACGGACACCCTTAAAAGTGCAAGCCATAAGCTCACCGATCTTCCCGGCACCCCATTCCGCTCTACTGGCAGGCAGTGATGCCAGTACTTCGTCGTGGATCGGCAACCTGAGGTATGGGGTGAATCCGGCATCGTGTAGCCGCAGCAACCCCTGCGCCGTGATATCCCTCGACGTTGACTGCACCATGTAGTTGAGGGCTGCGTAAGGGCGTTCCTCGTCCACCGGCAGCCGTCTACCGAACGCGGTCACCACACACCCGGTTTCGCGGGCCTGCTCCTGCAACCGCCAGGACAACTCCTTAACGAGCGGATACTTCGCCTCAAACCCTGCAATCACCTTGCGGGCTGTCGGGATCGTGATACCGCACTGCTCAGCGATGTTCTTCGGGCCACTCCCGTACACGTAGGCGAAGTTCACCGTTTTGCCGATCTTGCGATCCACACCGGAAGCGTCAGCGGTGATCTGGTGTAGATCAGCGCCGGTTTCGAAAGCCCGCCGCATCGTCGGATCACCCGACAACGCCGCCAAAACCCGCAACTCCTGCGCCTGATAATCCACACTGACGATGCGCTGCCGGAAATCGGCCAGGAAACACCTGCGGATCATCGAATCGCCAGCAGGCAAGGTTTGCGCCGGGATACCGGTGATAGACATTCGTGCTGTGCGGGCACGCAACGCATTAATAGATGTGTGGCAGCGGTCATTGGCGTCCCGCGACTTCAAAAACCCGTCAACCCATGTGGTTCTCCATTTCCTAGCCCGTTTCGTTTCCACCACCGCTTCAGCGAGCTCGTCACCCTGAGCGACAAGGCTTTCCAACAGTTTCTTGTCCACCTTGCGTAAACCAGACGGTGTGCGTTCGAGGATGGTGACCCCACGGGCCTCGAGCGCGTCAGCGACCTGTTCGGTGGCGTTGACGTTCAAACACCCCAACCTGGCTGCCTTCTGCGCGAACTGCTGCTCCCGCTCGAGCAGCCGGTCAGAAAGATCACCCGTGTACCGGGCATCGAGGAGGAAGCCCCGCCTGTCCAGGTACGAGCACACTTCAGCCAATTTGTGTTCATGGTTGATGAGTGACTGGTTTTCGGAGGGCAGCAGCGGGCGAACCTTGTCAAAAATGCGTGCCGCCAACACCGTGTCCATGCCGGCGTACAACTGGTAATCCGGGTGGTCGAACTCGATGACCCTCCAAATGTCAGCCTTCTTCACCTTGTGTTCCCGCGCCAGCACCCGCATCAACGCCTTCACGTTGTCCGCAACCTCAGCATCGACGTAATGCCTTGTGAGGTCTTCCAACGAGTGCCCGTTGCCGCCTTCGTTCACGGCACGCGGATCAACAAGGTGAGCCAATATCTTGGTGTCCCAAACTTTCGGCCACATTTCTTCCATGCGGACACCGAAACAGCGGTCGAACACCTGAAGGTCAAACGAGGCGTTCTGAAGAATGAACGTGTCCACAGCCTCGAGTGCCTTAACGGTGTCGTGGATGAACCTGCCGCCCCGCTCCACGGGAACAACCCACGCTTCTTCACGGTTGCCGAACTGCACCACCCGGCAACGGAAGTTGTCGGAGTAGATGTCAAGCCCGGTGGTTTCAGAGTCCAAGGCGAGACTGTTCAGGTTGTTGCGGATGAAGTCGCGGAACCCGTCGAGGTCTTCGGGGGACTCTGCGACGTTGATGACAACAGGCGCACCTTCAACGGGGTGTTTTAACTGTTTCACCGTCCTCCTTTACTTGTGATAGACACCCCGGATGATTCGGGACACCGTGGCGGGGTTGATGTCGTAGCAGTCAGCGATTTCACGCTGGGTGAGGTCTGATGCGCGGGCAAGGTTGCGGATTTCTTTGACCTCGCGCCCAGATAGTTTCTTGCGGTTACCGCCGTGGTTTTGCAGGTCATCGACTTGCTGGCGCAACTGGTCCCGCTCTTTGATGAGCTCGTCTATCTCCGTGATGAGTTTCAGCAGGTTTTCCGGCACAGAACTTTTCCTTTCGGGTGACGGGGAGGGGGGGAGGGCCGAAGCCCTCCCCCGCACCCCACAGGCGATCAGTCGAAGAAGATCGGCTTGGACTCGTCACCGCGAGGCGGGAAAAACCCCTTGTAGGGTTTGCCTGCTTTGGACACCCCGGAGCGGAACTGCCAACCGGGAGGGCAGTCCGGTGCCCCAGCGGGGGGCTGCTTCGCGGCCTGCGCTGCCGGGGCCGCACCACCACCCGAACCTGAGAAGTGCTGTGCGGCAGCCTTCACCTTCACCATCAGATCAGCGAGCAGAGCACCGTGATCCCCGGTGAACTGCTCGTAAGCAGCGGGGATGTCCGCTGCGTGAATCACAATCCACGGCGCGTCGAAACCGGCACCGCCCTTGAGGGTCACAACAACTTCATCGTTGCTGTTCGGGGCGGGGCGCACACCCGGCTCCTTGACCTCGACGGTGGTGTCTGCGAACGGATCAGTAATAGTCAATCGACTACCTTTCATTGGGTTGGGTTTTTATTCTTTTGTCAGCGCACCGGGCATGAACCCGAAGCGCAGTCCTCATCAATGCCGTCGCTGACCTGCTTGGCGACAGCACTCTCGTACTCCCAGCGAGACAACCGCTCGTATGGGGATTGGGGCATCGAGGCTTCAGGGAATATGGTGCAGCCTTTTAGCCTTCCGGCGAACTGCCGCAACTGCTCCTCAACATGGTCAGAGCTGTATTGCTGCGGATCAACATTCGCTGTGAAAGACACAGCGTTGTCAGCCCAATAAGCCTGATACAACGCCTGGAAGCGCAGCATGTCGTGCAATGGCAAGTCGCTGGCAGCCTCAACGATGCTTTCGCCTTCATCCCCGAACCTGTCAGTGACAGCCTGAACAAGCGTGTCCTTTGTGGGGATGGAGATGACAGCGGTGTTGGCTGCGTACTGGCAGTCCTCAACCTCGAACCCGTCAGCCTCGTACTGCTTCAGCATCATCACCTGATCGGGGTCCACCTTCGACAACCGCACCCTGCGGATGAAATACTTCGCAAAGATGGGGTGGACTCCCTCAGACACACCAGGCATTTTGGCGATAGTGCCTGTCGGTGCGATGGTGCGCTTCTTGACCGGGACGGGGATTCGGAGTTCGTGGCAGAACGCCGAAGCCGAGTAATCCACCGTTGTTGCAAGCTGATTCAGCAGAGCTTGGAACTCCCGGCTGTCCGGCGCTTTGGAATACTTCAACCCCGACATAGCCAGGAATGAGGCAACCCCGAAGTGCCCGACACCGATGCGCCGGTTGCGGTCCAGAACCTCACGGGATTTCGGGTCACCCACAGCGGAGAAGGTGGCCCGGATGAGGAACCGGGTCATCAACTGGTGCGCCTTGTCCATCCCGAAGGTGTCCACCCTGCCGTGTTCGTCCACGAACCCGGCCAGGTTGACGTGCCCAAGGTTGCACGGCTCCCACGGCTCCAACGTGATTTCCCCGCAAGGATTAGTACACACAACCTCGTTGGGTTCACCGACGTTGGAGAGGGCGCTGTCCCAGAAGCCTGGTTCACCGTTGTTCACCATGCCCCGCGATAGGGCTTTCAGTACGCGGGCGGCGAGCCACGCAGGCCCTTGCTTGGCCTGGTACCAGAACTTGTCATCAACCTCAACGGAGATGTTGGTTGTCCAGTGCGACAGGCTTTCCTGCTTGATGTCGATGAACTTTTCGATCTGGGGGTCAGCCCAGTGCATCATTGCCATGCGTGCGGATCGGCGCACCCCGCCGGCGACAACGCACTGTGCGATTGCGTGGTCGATTTCCATAGCGGAGATACCGTCAAGCATTTCGAGGTCAACGGCCAACCGGTTGAACACCTGCGAAACATCAATCAGCATTTTCGCCAACGGCAAAGGGCCGGATGCCCTACCGCCGAAGGTTTTCAGTTTGGAGCCTGCGGAGCGCACACGGGACACGTCGTACACCCGGTTGGTGTGTTCAACAACAGGGTTGTAGTGGGTGTCGATCAGATCGACTAAGGCGGCAGCCCACCCCTCGCGGGAGTCCTCGATCTTGAACGCCCCGAACCAGTCCGGGTCATACGTTTCCGACAGCAACCCGGCAGCCTTCATGTCGTCGTAGTCCGCATGTTCCGGGTCACAAACGATTTCAACCTTGAGTGCCTGCTTCACCAACGGGTACCGGGACAGATACTTGTTGCTGTAGTTGGCACCTACCCCGCCGCCTTCCATCAACCGCATGAAGGTGAACTCGAAGTGATCGGCGGGCTCATCAGTCCACCCGGCAACCCAGCAGTTGAACAGGTGTTCAGCGTTCTTCACACCGGACGCCCATAAGTGCCGTCCAGCGGGCAGGATCTTGAAGTCCAGCATCATGTCGATCAACTGCTGGCGTTCATCCTCAAGCTGGTATCGCTCGTCAACCAAGGCGAGGTTGCCGTCCACTACCCGTTCTACGGTTTGCGGCCAGGTTTCTTTCGTGCCGTCTGGGAGGGTTCGGCTGTAGGTGCGTTCGTAAACGAGTTGCCCTGTGGGTCCAAAGTTAGTCATGCAATCTCTTTCATCATCATGTAGGTGCCTCCGCAGTACATTTGGAGGTCATCGAGAGGCCAGTTGTTAACCAGCATTGGTTTTTCGTGAGGGAATAGATCGGGGAATAGAACTGATCGGTATAACTCCGATCTGCCCATCCCGTTGAATGTGGGGTCCATGAGGCTATGCATCGTCCTCGTCTTCCCACTCCAAATCAATTTCCTGTTTCTTCCTGCGGGCATCCTCGAGGATCAGGTCGATGTTGTTGAGCCCTGTTTGCGGGTCGATGTACTGGTTCATTTCCTTGCGCTCACTTTTGCTTGCGCCATGAGCCGTTCGACGGCTTCGGAGGATTCGTCATCCCAGTTGGCCTTAGATTTGTAGTGGGCTGCTGCGGCGCTGACTGGTTTGCGGCTTCCCGGCCCGTCGTGTTCGCGTTGCTGCTGTTTGAAGGAGCGGTTCATTTCACTGGTGAGAGCGGTCAAAGCGCGATTCAACTGCTTACGATCAGCGCCGTCCGAGAAGGACTCTGATAGCAAATACCGCCGGCGTATGATTTCCGCATACTTAGAGTTTTGCTTTAGCAAACGGCCAAAACCGCGAAGCAAATCAATCTCGCAAGAAGATCGATTCAACACCGCATCCTCAAACTCGCCGCCTTTCGAGATGTAATCGTCAGAGATAGTCCAGTTCGACCCTAAAGACGGGTCTTCGTCGTGCAGCGCACGTTCCTCGAGGATGCGGCGAACCTCATCGACCGAATACCGGAAGTTTCCCGAGAAAATGTCGTAGGCATCACGCTCCTGGGAAGCGATCTGATGACCGATAGCGATAATCGCGTTCAGCCTGTTCCTGCCATCAAATTCAGTTAGCAGCTTCTCAAGCGAACCTTTCCGCTCCAACAAGTGGACGTAAATGTCCTGTTCCAAATCATCAGCATCAACCACAGTCGGCCACTGGAACGAAACCGTCCGCGCAGCCTTCTTGATGTCCTCAGCCAAAACCGAAATATCCACACCGTTTCCTTTCGTAGTGTCGGGCAATGTCAAATCAGACCTCCCAAGAATGACCATCAACCGTGAACCTTCCCTGCGTGATCGGAACCATCTCCGGTTTCACATGCTGACCCTCAACAGTCAACAAACCGAAACCCATCTGCCAGTTACCTGTAGCGCCCTTCAAATACTGGGCCATTTTCATATCCATCAAATGACCGACTTCCATTCCGGTCACGGACCTAACGATGTCCCCGCCGAACCCGAAGGTGTGCGAGGCGATCCCCATGCGGTGCGTGTGCCCGATCACCACAGACGCCTGAAACTTCTTCGCAGCGTTCAAAGCGGTGTTGCCGGCTATGCGGCTCATCGAAATCCCACCCAAATGCCCGTGAGTGGTGATCCAGCCCGGAGCCACCTTGTAAAAGGTGGGTAGGAGCTCAGCCCCGAAACTGTTGAAGTCCAGCAGGTTCTCCATGTTGAAGGCACCCGATTCAGCCAACGCCGGGGCGTATTTAGCTAGATATGTTCTGGCTCGTTCGTCGTGGTTCCCTTCATGGATTTTGAACGGGCCGTCATACACAGCCCGGATCGGTTCGAGCAAAACCCGTTTCGCTGTTTCGGAGTCAGCGAAAACGCTCCCTTCAAACTCCCCGGCTGTTCCTTTGTTCCAGCGGGACGGCTGGGGCAGATCAAGCAGGTCACCGATGTGGATGAGTTCGTCGGGTTTGTAGTCTTTGATGAATCCGATTACGGCTTTGAGTGCTTTTCTTGAGTGGTAGGGGATTTGGGTGTCTGACAGCACCACGATTCGTTTCGTCACGCCAGTCTCTCTATCTCGCGGTTCAGATAGAACCTTGCTTTATACAGATCCTCGAGTGGGTCAGGTGATTTGCGGCCTGCGCGGGCCGCGTACTTCACCACGTTTCCCAGGTTGAAAGACAGGTTCTCCGTGAGGTCGATGACCTGGAATCCGTTGGGGAACTGGTAGTGATCGGGGTTGATCGGGTCACTCATCTTCATCCTTCCAGGTACTCAACTGCTCTCTTGAGCAGATTGATGTCGTCATTTAGCAATCCGATTGCCATGTTGCATTTCCTGCAAAGCAATTTTCTGACGCACTTGCCGCAAGACTTTTGCCCAGGACAGCACGAGTGATCGTGGTCTACGTTCAGTGCGCGGGTATCGTCTCCATGGCATAGGGCGCAAACGCCACCTTGCTTAGCAAGCATTTCCTCGTACTGCTCTAGGGTGATGCCAAACTTGCATTTAAGTTGAGTCCTTCGAGCAGACTCTGCGTTCTCGTATCGCTCAACTTTGCGGCAATCCTTGCACCTACCTGCCTTGCCGTCCTTCTTGCATTTGTTGGCGTGGAATTGCACCAAAGATTTTTCAACCTTGCAAAGCTCACACGTCTTCGTCAGGTTCGTCACCTTCCCAAACAAAGTCATGAATGCGTTCCACCCAGCGTGGGAACTCCATACCGACCGAAAAGTTAACTTCCAAACGCATTGATGATCTCCTTCACCTTGTCGGGCTGATAACCAATAACCGGGTCGAACCCGTCAGCTTCAATAACAGGTGTGGACTTCGCACCCAACCAGCGGGTGATGTAATCCTTCGACACCAGATCCCGGCTGATATCAACAATCTCCGGGTCAATACCGGCATCCCACATTTTCTGCACAACCCTTGTGCATGGGCGGCACCCAGGCTGGGTGTAAACAATCACCTGTTTCATTTGATCCTTTCCATTAAGGCTTC